AGGCGCACTGATTGCGCTTACATTATAGACCAGAGAAGATGCAGCAAGTAGGTTAAACACTCGAACCACAAAATCTTCTATGCCATTGAGGTTGCCTTCATTATCAAATAAAGGCGTAGTGATAATAATCTTAAAATTAGCCATTGGACTAATAGTGATGTGCTGATTATTGCTTGGGACGATGTATTCAGAATCTGGGCTAACAATAACCGAATTAGCCAATACTGTAGCAGGCGGAAATGCAAAGGTCTGCCATTTTGAGTTATCGACTAGAGCTGTAGCAAGTGTCGTTCTAAGTGTCGTAATAGCAACTGGCATTATCCCACCATCGAATTAGGACTTATTGCATGCACTATCAATCCTCGCACCTTAGCGAGAAGCTGTGCGCTCATTCGGTAAGGGCTTGGCTGGAAATCAACAAGGTTACTGCCTGAAAGGGTTGCAGTACGCGCTTGCCAGATTTCAACAGATATCATCAAAGCTGCATTCTGTATTGCTGTGTCGGTTGAATAATCGGTTGCTGTTCCTGCAACGATACCAATAGGTTGAACTGCATGTGTGTTCTGATCTGCACCTACAGCAGCGAAAGAAATAGAGTTAGAGCTAATAGCAGTAATGGTTTTAGTTCCATTATACGGACTGCCATTGCGACTGACAGTCACGCTCTGACCCACATAAAAATAGTCTAAAATGTTTTGTTCAAAATACAATGTACCTACATTGCCTGCAATGCTTTGATAAGTATTGTAAATCTCATTCTGCCAAAGCATTGGAAGCAAGACTGCGTCTGAAGCGTCACAGACTTCTTGAAGAACAGCATCAGTGTATAGCGTGCCGACACCCAGAGTGGTGCGTAATTCGCTAACTGTCGTAAGTGCCATTGCCATTCCTTTCTTAAGACTCTGGGGAGTAGAGGGCTACTACTCCCCAGAGCGACTTAGAGTGTTACTTATGCAACATTCAGCTTACGGAAAGATGCTGGGTAGCGATTAACTACTGCAACATATCCGTAGATGCCGATTTCAAGCTGACCATTTGCAACTACATTTGCACGAATCTGAAGTGTGCCTGATTCGTGGAATCGCATTGCATCTGTTGGATAAACAAGTGCGTGCTTAGCGTTTGCATCGTCACCTGTGTAGTTTGCATCAACTACCAAGTTGAGGCCTGCTACTGAGCCATTTGTCGAGCCTTGCGTGATTAGACCAGCTGCATTCTGAGGTGCTGCTGCTGCGAATAGTGGTCGGTTAGAACCATCTACAGCGCCTAGCAATCCTGCAAAGTCAATTCCATCTTCTCCACCTGTTGTTGCAACCAAAAGGTTGCTAGGTGTCTTGCGCATAACGCCATAAGAATCTGAGATACCCAAAGCAATAGCTTTGTAGATTGTTGATGAAGATGATGCTGTTGCATTCTGTGCTGCAATTTGCGCTGCATAGGCATCTGTCTTCTGTGCGTAGCTTGCAGCTAACTCACGAAGATATAGGTCTAGGAATGATGGGTCTGAGCGATCAACTAATTCAACATCTAGTTTTCCAGCTCCTGCGAACTTGACTACTGTATCTTCTTGGAAGGTTACTGTTGTGTCTGTTGATGAGAACTCTGCTGCTTCTGCTGTCAATGCAACAGTAGCCTGTGTTCCTAGCTTTGGAGTAAAGATTTTCATTCCGCTTGCTGGAAGTGCTGCGCGCTCGATTGAATCAATAAACGGACGAGATGAATCAATAATACCGATTACATCGCGTAGGTAGTTAGGTGGAACCATACCTGTGTTTTCTGCAACTGTAGCAACCTGTAGAGCTGCCATTAGCTCGCGAGCATCTGAGTCACCGCGTGCTGCGTTTAGTTGTGCTTTAGCGTATTCGCCTGCTGTGATGTTCAGGTTAAGGCGTGGGTTTGTGTAATACATTGCTGTAACTGTAGGACGAGCAGCTTCAACTGCTGCTGCCTCTACTGGTGCTGCAACTGTCTCTGGAGTATTCTCCACAGCTGTCTCGCTTTCTGTTTGTGGGTTTTCTTCAACAGGGATTACTTCCTCTGCTGCGATCTCTAGTATTTCTGAAGACGCGAATGCGGGAACAGTTACTAGAGAAACTTCTTTTAGTCGAGCTGATGAAACAACTGTGTGTCCATCCTTTGATGGCTTTGATGCAAGGATTTCTGCACCAATGCTCAAACCTGTGACTAGTCCTTCTTGTGCCATAATCAAAGCGTCATTGCCACCAGATGAGCGACTTAGCTTGAAGGTTGCATAGATACCATCTGCGCGAGTCTCAGCAGCAGTCATGCGACCGATTGGCTTTTTTAGATCGTGCTGTGATAGCAACTTAATCTTTGATGGGTCTGCAATCTCGATTGAGTTGGCTGCGAAAGTGTAAGCACCAAGATTAGTGTGCCCGATTTCTCCAGTACCTAGAGGTACGATCTTTCCAGAGATTTCTCTGCGTTCTTCTGAGCATTCGATTGATGATGCTTCAATGTATAGAGTTTCCATTAGCTTTCACTTCCATTAGGTGAGAGATCTTCCATTTGCATTGCTTGTTCAGTCGTAATTAAACCAAGTGCTAACATCTTTTCTAGCACTAGCAATCTTTCCATTGGTTCAGTGCGTAAGAATGAATCATCCAATGCAAACTTGACATAATGTCCTGCTGTGCTTATGTCGTCCATTGACAGACGCGCTTCCACGGCAGAAACATAAGGTTGCAGGGTTAGCGCGACCATCTGTTTTCTCTCGTCTTGAACATTGGCATAGGTCATTGTCGTGTTCATTGAAGCAGAAACATAATACGGATCTACAGAACATAATCTTGCACATTCTGTTGCAAGGTTCTGAATTGCATCTGTGTAGCCCATGTCTTTAGGGCTGAAGCCAGTAGTTTGATAATCAAGAGTTGAAGTTAGATAAGCAGTGCCGTTATTTTGACGAGCGCGCTTCCAAGCAGCTAGTAATCCAGATACTTCAGCAGGTGGAAGGTCAGCCCCCGAGTTCTTTAGGAATCCAGTCGCTGATGGCGTTTCCAGAGCGACACTTGCTGCTTTTTGTGCATCGAGTGCAGCTTTGATAGTTGAACCACCAACAGCAAGGATGCCTTCATCTTTCTGGAATGTAATAAGAGATCCAAGACCTGACATAGGCAAAGGAACTCCATCGAGATAATACTGTGTCACAAAATTATTGACTGAGTCTGTGTTGAATGTAACGCGATTGTTAGCAACCCAGTTTGCGTTAGCCATTCTGTTATCTTCAAGATAAGTTTCCGTAATTTGCCAGTAACTTACGCCATACATAAGCAGGCTATCAAGAGTGAAATACATTGTCTCGAATCGTGGCTGTGCTTTAGAAGGTTGCTCTACCCATCGAGGTGCAGCAATCATCTCACCTGTGGACTTCTTGTAATACTCCAGAGGGATACTTGCGATAGTGCCACAAATTAGATCACGACATCTTTTGATTGATGGCACTTGTAGAGCTTGTGCGCGAGTGACCATGACTGGGAAATAATTGCCATAAGTCAAGTACGACTCGGACATAACCTGCGGAGCGTTTTGCGCTTCGATAATTTGAGCTTTACGCGAGAAGATACCCATAGACAGAAAGTGTAGCATTTGTCAAGAGATTAGACAATGTGCTAGGGCGTGTCTAACTATAGATTTGAGGTTTGGGTGCTGGAAGCATTAACTTGGAAACTACCATTGCTAAGCCAATAGGAGCTGAGATGTCTCCAGCAGACTTGCGCTTGATGATTCTCCAAGCACTGTCGTTTGTTTTAGCAGCTGTGTTTGTGAACTGCTCAATCAAGTTTTCTTGCCCATTATGGACAACACGAAGATTGGTAAGTCCTTCTAGCAAGTCTCCACAGGCTTTGTAGAACTGTTGCCCACTGACATCTTCGACCATAACTCCAGACTGCGAGAGCCTGTCGGCAATGGTTTGAGTGGCATACTTGTCAAAGCAGACTAAGCGCGGTCTATAGAGATCAACCCATGATTTGATGCTTGCTGCCATCTTCAATTCATCGATGGCGACCTGAGAGCTGTAAGTCTCTAGGATTCCAATGCCAATCCTTCCATCTGGGAGAAGTTGTCCTGCGACTAGTGATCCGTTCCTGCGCGAAGGACTGACATCGAAACCAAACACAGTATAAGCCCCGACAGTCATTTCCAGAGTGCTATCAGATGAGTTTTCAAGAACTTCTGTGCTGAAAGGACACGAAAGACTGGAGATCCATTGACAAAGTTGCTCGGTTCGTGCAGCTTCCATTGTTGAAGATCCGATTGTTTCCTCAATGGCTTCTTCTGTAATTAAGTAGCCCAGACTTGGGTTTGCCATTGCCCATGCTTTGCGATCCCAGATGTCACAAAAATCAGGTGCGCTGTATTCGTAAAAGCCTAAGCTCTTAGGTGGTTTGTTTAAGCATGCTTCGTGAAGATCATTAAGCACTTTGCTAAAATGGTCTCCAGCATTGCTAGTAAAAAGTCTTTGGCTATTCTTACGAGCTAAGGTCACGCTCTTAGCCGCGTCCATCGCTGGTTCAGAGACTTCGCGTAGCTCATCGATCCAGAGGAAGTCACAAGTCCTGCCACGCGCTCCATCAGATGTAGCAGCTGCTACTTCAAGCTGCGCTCCAGAAGCAAGGATGATGCGCTCATCTCCGTTAGTTCTACGGATGCCCTTCTTAATGTCTCCATCTTTTAGCTGCACTCTTAAAAAGTCATTGCGTTCGATGATGTCTGCCATGATGTTAAAGGACTTCATCGCCATAGAGCGATTAGAGGACATAATAAGGATGTCCTTTTCCCCAAAGCAGAATAAGCCAGCCAATGCCCTCATTCTGGCAAGATGAGACTTGCCTGATTGCCTTGCTATAAGCAGCAGTGCACTCTTACGAATAAATAGATCCTCTTTGTCCACAGAGCACATGTCATTGATGATGAGCTTCTGCCACTCCAATAAAGGCTGACCAATCTGCTCAGCGAGAGCTGCAACCTGATCGCCTTTAGTTTTGCCCTTTAAGAATGGGCTGTGAAGTCTTGGTTTGATTGCCCCTCGTAGCGGTTTGGAGCGTTTGGGTTTATCCGTCATTAAATAGGCTCAGGTCGGGTCTTAAAAGGACTGTCCAGCATCGGCTCCGATTGAGTCGGAGAGAGACAGTTAGAAAAGACAGGG